GCACAATCATTTGCTGCAATCTTAGACGTAACCACATAATTGGTTTACTATTAGGGGTGTAAAAACCCCTTTTTTTTTATGAAAGTTAAATGTTTAAAAAATGTTTGTGCTAGTGGCATAAGCCTAGAAGCAGGTCAAACTTATGATGTATCAGAAAATGATGCAGAATTATTAATTTCTATGGGAAGAGTTGAAGTTTATACACCTAAACCAAAAGTAAAAAAAATAGTAAATAAAAATTAAATGGCATTAGTAGAGGACAGTACAACACAATCTGCATACCTAAATGATTTTGGGGTTAGTTGTACATCTGGTGGTACTACTGCAAAAGCAATATTAGAACAGCCAGATTTAGTTCTTGCAGGTAATCAAATTGTTAGTACTGATTATCAACTAACAGCTAAAGTTAGTGATTTTGGAAGTCTTATTGCAGGTGCATCAATAACAGTAGATTCTGTTGCGTATACAGTTAGAGAATTAAGAAAACTAGATGATGGTATTTTTTGTGAAATCAGTATACAGAAAACATGACAACTAAACGTGAACAAATTATGGCAAGACTATTAACAGTTCTTGCAAATACTACAGGAGTTAGTACACGTATTTATAGAAGTAGAACAGTACCTTTAACAAGAGGTGAATCACCTGCATTAATATTAGAACCTGTTAGTGATACTGTTGAACAAAACACATCATTACCTACTCTTGACCATTCTTTAACAGTAAGGGTAAGTGTAATTGTAAGGGGTGATATTCCTGATAATGTGGCAGATGCAACTGTTGAAAGTTTGCACAGTAAAATAATGGCAGATTTAACAGTTAATAATTTAGCAATAGATGTAGAACCATCTGATACATCATTTGAATTACTAGATGCAGACCAACCAGGTGGAGTAATCGGGGTAGAATATATAGTGCGATATAGAACAGAAGTTGATGATTTAACGCAATAGATGGTGTTTATTACTAGAAAAGGTTTATTATATAAACATACTGACAAAAATTAACAATGCCTAAAAGACAAAAATTAAGGAGCTTGTTAGCTAAAGCTGAATCTAGTTATGGCACAAACCCTACACCAACTGGTTCAGCAAATTATGTACAGGTAATTGATCTGAATATAGAACCTATAGTTAGTGATGAAGTTAGTAGAGATTTAATAAGGCCATATATGGGTAATTATGAAGTTATCCCTGCTAATACAAGAGTTAATGTAACTTTTAGTGTAGAAATGTCTGGTAGTGGTTCTGCTGGTACAGCACCTAAGTATGGAGCAATATTAAAAGCATGTGCATTATCTGAAACTATATCAGGCGGAAATACTGTTACTTATGCCCCAGTTACTACACCTACTGATAGTGTTACTTTATTTGTTAACTATGATGGTGTTAGACATATGGTTACAGGTTGTAAGGGTACTTTCAGTATTAATTGTGAAGTAAACCAGATACCTACAATTTCATTTTCATTGACAGGTATATTTAACGCACCTACTGATACTGCAGCACCTACACCAACTATCAGTAATCAGGCATCACCACTAATTTTTAAAAATGGCAGTACATCTAACTTTGCTATTTTTGGTTTTGCTGCAGCATTACAATCATGGTCATTAGATTTTAATAATGAAGTAATTTATAGAGAATTAGTAGGCGGTACAAAAGAAGTTATAATTACAGACCGTAGACCTGCTGGTACTCTTGTAGTAGAAGCTGTAGCATTATCAGCCCATAACTTTTTTACAGATTATACTGGCACATCAACAGGCACAAACACATGGTTACATGGAACTACTGCAGGTAATAAAGTTACAGTATCTTGTCCACAGACAGATTTAGGGCAGCCTACTTATGAAGATTCAGATGGTATACAAATGTTAAGCATTCCATATTACGCAACACCTACAGCATCAGCTAATAATGAATTTAGCCTTGTATTTACCTAAATTAGGGTATACCCTAGTAAATAGTTACTAGATTTTTATGCCTTTTGTTTTAGATCAAAGTCCATTTTATAAATGGAAAGTAGAAGTAAACGTAAATAAAGATGGAACTGTACATACAGAGGTTTTTACTGCTTTATTTAAAAATATTACTCAATCAAGATTTAAGGAAATGATAAAAATGGTGGAAGATAAACAGATAGATGATATTGATGTTACAAAAGAAATATTAGTAGGTTGGGAAGATATGGAAGCAGCAGATGGTACACAAGTAGAATTTAATAAATCTAACCTTAATAAGTTATGTGAAGTAAGAGGTTTTGCTACTGCTGTAGGTTTTGCATTTATGGAATCAAATCAACAGATTTTTGAAAAAAACTAATAGGGGCAGGTGAGTATTGGGCTGTTGGCTCTACTGTCATAGATAAAACAGCAGAAGATGATGCAGTATTAGGTATAAAAGTAGAAAAGAAAGAAATAGATAATAATTATTATGTATATTTACAAAATTGGGAAACTGTACAAATGTTCTTACGGTGTCAGACACAATGGCGTGTAGGAATGAGTGGAATTATTGGATTAGACTATACATCTGTGGTAGAAATGATTAAACTGTATTTAGTAGAAGATACTGTTGCAATGCTAGAAAATCTACAAATTATGGAAGCTGCAGCATTACAGGCATTAAATAGAGATAAATAATATGGCAAAGTTTGATTTAGTAGTAGCAGCAAAAACTGTAGGGGCAGGTTCTATAAAACGTCTTGGTAACTCTATGCAAGGGGTTACAGGTAAGGTGAAAAATTTAAGGCTTGCAATGGGCGGTCTTAATAAAACATTTGGTGCATTAGGTTTAATTATATCTGGTGGTGCTTTTGTAGGTCTTGTAAAAGGTGCAATAGATAGTGCAGATGCATTTGGTAAGATGTCAGATCAAACAGGCATAGCAGCTAATACATTACAGGCTTATGTAAACGCAGGTAAATTAGCAGGTGTTAGCCAGGAAACTATAGATAAAGGGTTAAGAAGATTAGCACAGTCTATGAGGGAAGCAGATCAGGGTGTAGCTACTTATAAAGATAGTTTTGATTCATTAGGAATATCTGTAAGGGATACAGATGGTACTTTAAAATCTTCAGAACAAGTATTAGGGGAAATATCAGATAAATTTGCAACTTTAGAAAATGGTGCAACAAAAGCAGCTATATCTATGGAAATATTTGGTAGGTCAGGTGCTAATTTAATAAACCTACTTAATGGTGGTGCAGCATCGTTAGAAGAATTTAATTATGCAGTAAGTAATGAATTTGCACAAAACGCAGAGTTTTTTAATGACCAGATAGCAGTTTTAGCTATACAGTTTGATGGATTCAGAAAACAACTAGCAGATGCATTATTACCTGCATTAAATACTATTGTTGGTGTATTCAGCGAATTGTTTAGTGCAGAAAATGATTTTACTTCCTTTTTTAACGCTGTCGAAATAGGTATTAGAGGTATATCTATAGGAATATTTGCAACTGTAAAGTTAGTAGATGAAATAATTAGAGTTCTAGGAACAGCAGCACAACGTGTACAGGGTTTTTTTGACAGTATAAAAATACCACCTTTTATACAAAAACTATTAGGTGGTGCTGGCAATATTGCAAAAGATTTAGGTAATAGATTTAAAACGCAGCAAAAAAGTAATTTAACAGCATTATTAGGAGAAGATTTTACAAAAGGTTTTTCTGATAGGTTTACTGAAAGTTTTAATAAAATACAAGAATTATTTAGTGGGACAACAAACGCACCTGCTAGTTATTTTCAAGATATAAAAGATAGTGCTGATAGTGCAGGTGATTCTATTAATAAGTCATTTGGTCAAACAATGCGGGATAAGTTAAAAACTTTTGGTGATGGCATTAAATCTTTAAAAGAATCTATGGCAGATGTAGTAATTAAGGGAATAAAAGGAATGGAAGATGCTTTAGTGAAGTTTGTAGAAACAGGGAAACTTAATTTTAAAGATTTAACAAGATCAATAATATCTGATATGGCACGTATAGCAATACAACAGACAATAACAAGACCTTTTACTAATTTTATAGAGGGTTTATTTAAAAATGCAAATGGTAATGCTTTTGTTAATGGTCAGGTACAGAAATATGCTTATGGTGGCATTGTTAAAAAGCCTACATTATTCCCTATGGCTAATGGCATGGGTCTTATGGGGGAAGCAGGTGCAGAAGCAATTTTACCTTTACGCAGGGGTAGTAATGGTAAGTTAGGTGTTGAATCATCTGGTGGTGGCAGTACAATTATTAATGTATCTGTAGATGCTTCTGGTTCTTCTGTTGAAGGTAATACAGGTCAGGCTAATGAATTTGGTAACGTATTAGCAGCAGCAATACAAGCTGAATTAGTTAACCAGAAACGTGCAGGTGGTTTATTATCTAACGCATAATTATGGCAACATTTCCTTCTATTGAACCTAGTTATGGATTACAAAAGCAAAGTAGTCCAACTATAAGATCAGTAAAATTTGCAGATGGATTTGAACAAAGGCAATTAATAGGCATCGCAGCACATCAAAATAAAAAAATATACAATCTTGCATGGAATAATATTACAGAAACAGATAGTGATACTATTGAATATTTTTTAAATGAACGTGCATTAGATCAGGCATCATTTACATATACCCCACCTAATGAACCATCAACTAAAACAGGTACTTATAGTCAATCTGGAAACACAACAATAACAATAACAATTACTGACCATCAGTTATTTGCAAATGATTCTATAACAATAGATTTTACAAGTGGTACTGCATCTGATGGTACATTTACTGTTGTTAGTCTCACAAGTGCAAATATATTTACAGTTACAGCTAGTGGTAGTGCTACAACTTCTGGAAACTGTACAGTAACAAGATCAGGTGCAAAACAGTTTATATGTAAAAAATGGACAAAAAATATAAGAGTACCTAACAGGGCAACAATTACAGCTACATTTGAGGAGGTGTTTGAACCATAATGGCAATACCTACAGAAGAGCTACAGAAGGCTAACCCTAGTGCAAAAATAGAATTATTTGAAATACATCTTGTAGCTGCATTACATGGCAGTAATGATGTATCTAGGTTTCATAATGGGATTAATATGAACACTACATATAATGTTGTATTTCAAGGTAATACATATCAAAGAATCCCTATTGAAGCAAATGGTTTTGAGTATTCCATAGCAAGAACAGCACTACCAAGACCAACAGTAAGAATTAGTAACATATTATCTAGTGTTACTGCCTTGATGACGCAAGCAAATTTGACAACTCCTAAAAATGATTTGAATGGAGCAAAATTCAAAAGGATTACTACCATGTTAAAATTTATTGATAATGCAAACTTTGAATCTGGCACTAATCCATTTGGAACACCAGCAAATAATACTTACGAAAACCAAACATTTTTTATTGATAGAAAAACTGTTGAGAGTAAAGATTTTGTAGAGTTTGAACTTGCAATGACTCTTGACTTGCAAAATAGAACAGCACCAAAGAGAATAATTACAAGAAAAGATTTTCCTTCTGTTGGTACGTTTGCATGAACAACTGGCAAGAACAAGCATTACATCACGCTAAAGCTCAACTACCAGAGGAGTCTTGTGGGTTGGTCTTAGATATTGAAGGAAAAGTAGAATATTATCCTTGTAAAAATATCGCTGTTGAAGGTGTAAATAGTTTTACAATAGATCCAGAAGATTGGGCAAAAGCAGAAGAAACTGGGACTGTATTACATATCTGCCACTCGCACCCAAATGGAGATTTAACACCATCAGAAGAAGATATAAAAAATTGTGATTTTCTTGGTTTATCATGGTTTATTTTTGATCCAGAAAATGACCAGGTACAAGAATTAAAACCAGCAGAGCATAAGCCTATGCTTGATAAAAGTAAGTTTATTGATAGAGAAAGAACAGAAGATGAGCAAGGTTTAAGAAAAATTAAACTGTATGGAAGATTAGCAGAGTTAGTAGGCTGGCACGTTAATTATGCAGATGTTAAAAACATGAAAGATGTTTACAAATATTTAGTCTGTAATTATCCAGAAATAGAATCACATGTAAAACAAAATATGTATCGTATAACAATTAATAATGATGTTGTAAAAACAGAAGATGATTTGATAGTAAAAAGTGAAGGTGAAATAAGAATGATTCCTATTGTTTC